TGTCCTGACGCTTCCTCTGTGGGAAAAAGCGAGCAATGTTGTTTATGATTTGCTTGTCGCACACGAATGTGGTCATAGTATTTTCACTCCCGATGAGGATTGGACTGAGACTGCAAAGGTTCCCCAACAGTTTGTGAATGTGGTTGAGGATGCCCGCATTGAGAAACTGATGAAACGTAAGTATGCAGGACTTGCTAAGACTTTCTTCAACGGTTATAAAGAACTGAATGAAGATGATTTCTTCCAGATTGCTGATGAAGATATTTCTTCCTTCAATCTAGCCGACCGTTCTAATCTTTACTTCAAGATTGGTAATTTTATCACTCTGGATTTCAAACCAGAAGAACAAGAAATTCTCAGTCTTATTGGTGCTTGTGAGACCTTTGCTGATACTCTAATTGCTGCTGAAGAACTTTATAAGTACTGTAAGAAAGAAAAGGAACAGCAGCAAAAAGTTTCTGACTTCGATTCCCATGAAGCTCAGGGAAATTCTCAGTCTCCTGCTAATGAAATTGTGGAGACTAATGACTCCTCTTCTGAGCAAGAAGGTGAGAGCGATAACTCTCAAGAAAATCAACCTGACCCCGAGCAATCCTATGGTGGAACTGCTCAGGGTGATGAAACTCAGGTAAAATCTGAGAACACTCAAGATGAACCTGAAGTCCGCACTGCAGATTCTCTAGAGGATAAAATTCGTGACCTTGTTGGTAACGATTCTTCCTGTGAGAATGTCTATGTTGAAGTCCCTCAAGTAAATCTTGATACTATCATTGGTAAGAACTCCGAGGTTCACAAAGATATTAACAACTCTTTTGAGCACCAACAAAAGATTCATAACGCACACGCAGAGCAAAAAGGATACACTCCTGTAAATCTTTATAAGGAAACTGACCTTGAGTTTAAAAAGTTCAAGGCATCTGCTCAGAAAGAAGTCAACTATCTGGTAAAAGAGTTTGAATGTCGTAAGGCAGCAGACCAGTATGCCCGTGCATCAACTGCTCGCACAGGTATTCTTGATTGCACCAAACTTCATACCTACAAATATAATGAAGACCTCTTCAAAAAGGTTTCTGTAATCCCCGATGGTAAGAATCATGGTCTGGTGTTTGTGCTGGACTGGAGTGGTTCTATGTCTGATGTGATGCTTGATACCTGTAAGCAGCTCTTTAATCTGGTGTGGTTCTGTAAGAAAGTGTCCATTCCTTTTGAGGTTTATGCCTTCACTAATGAATGGCGTCGCGGTGAGTATGATTATGAAAATGATAAGTATCTTGCCGCTGACCGCACTCCTCACTATGAGAAGAAAGATGGACTTCTGGTTGTGGATGAGACATTCTCTATGATGAATATTCTCACCAGCAAAGTTTCTGGAAGTGTACTTGAGCATCAAATGCTCAATGTTTGGCGTCTTGCTTATTGCTTCGGTAGGACCTATAGTTCCCCATATACTTACTCAAATCGCCTTGCTCTTTCGGGAACTCCTCTCAATGAAGCACTGATTACTCTTCATCAGATTCTTCCCAAGTTCCAGAAAGAGAATAACCTTCAGAAGGTTCAGTGTATTGTTCTGACTGATGGTGAAGCAAATCAACTTGTTCATCATAAAGAAGTTAAGCGAGCATGGGAAAAAGAATCCTATATTGGGACTGGATATATTAATCCACATAATACATTTGTTCGTGACCGCAAACTTGGAACTACCTATAAGATTGGTTATGGGTATCATGAATTCACTGATACTCTTCTCAGGAACCTGAAAGATAAGTTTTCCAACACAAACTTTATTGGTATTCGTGTTCTTGAGGGTCGTAATGTAAGTCGGTTTATCGGTCTTTATCATTCTCAAAATGATAAACAGTATGGTAAAATTCAGAGCGACTGGAAGAAACTGAAGAGTTTCACTATCACCAACTCTGGATATGACGCATACTTTGCTCTATCCGCAACAGCACTTTCTCAGGAATCTGAATTTGAAGTTGCTGAAGATGCAACAAAGTCTCAAATCAAATTTGCTTTTGCGAAATCGTTAAAGACTAAAAAACTAAATAAAAAAGTATTAGGAGAATTTATTTCTTTGGTAGCATGAAGACATTCCAAGAATTTATGGTAGAGTGTTGCTCTATTCAAGAAACCTCTTTGAATAGAGTTCGCTCAAAATCAGAAAAGGGTGGTATGGCAATTATGTCTGCCCAAAGAGGTGATAAATCAAAAAAAGAAAATAAAGCACGTTCAAAACAATTAGAAAAAGATATTAAAGGTGCTGGTCTCCCAGGACCTACTAAAGTATCTGGTAGATATACTGAAAATCCAGGAACTCCTCAAGAGAAGAAAGTCGGTGAGAAATCACATGTAGTTTCTTCTGGTAAAATGGGTAAGAAAAAATTCAAGAAAGCAATCACTAAACTTGGTAAGAAGTATGATCAGGATTCAGTTCTGATTCAAAAAAAACCTAAGGGCAATGCCCAATTAGTCGGAACCAATAAGTCTTGGCCTGGAGAAGGTAAGCGTGTTAAAGTTGGTAAAATGAACCCAGGCAAAACTGGTGAGTTTGATACAAAAGTCAAGAACAAAACATTTACTTATGAGGAATATGAAAATTAAATTTCCATTTGAACACGTAGTAAAATATGATACAAAAGAAGTGTGGATTGGGTGTAATAGTAGTATTACTGCTATGGGTATTCCCGCACTTGTAAAAAAATATTATCCAGGTTACACTGGGCATATTGCAAGTGAAGAGTATCTGAAAGAACTCAAGAGCCAGTTGGCGAACTGACTACAGGGGTCCCAAGCGGACCCTTTTTTGGTTTATAATGACTAGGTTGAAACAAAGCAAACGAATGGCACTCTCCTCTGACTACATCCGCACCTCTCTCCAGAATCTGTATGGAAACAGTGTCACTGGTGCTGATATTCGTGCCTGGTGTACTCTGAATGATGCTAACTATCAAACTGTTACTAAGAAATTGGACCAATTTAAAGTCGGTCGTGGCAAATGGAATCTTGAAGTCACTCAACAAAAGGTAGAAGAAATCGAACGTACTTATCAAGCACCTGCTGCGATTCCTGCTGTGGAACAAAACCTTATTCCCGATAAAGATGATACCTTCGTCAAGTTTGGCAATTTTGCTGATGTTAAAAAAATTATTCAGTCCCGTCTTTTTTATCCTACGTTCATTACGGGTCTTTCGGGTAATGGTAAAACGTTCTCGGTGGAGCAAGCGTGTTCTCAACTTAAGCGTGAACTCATTCGGGTGAACATTACGATTGAGACTGATGAGGATGATTTGATTGGCGGTTTCCGTCTTGTTGATGGTAACACTGCCTGGCACAATGGTCCTGTAATTGAGGCACTTGAGCGTGGTGCTGTGCTGCTGTTGGATGAGATTGACCTTGCTTCTAACAAGATCCTGTGTCTCCAATCTATCCTTGAAGGTAAAGGTGTCTTCCTGAAAAAGATTGGTCGCTGGGTGAAACCTGCCGCTGGTTTCAATGTGATCGCCACTGCTAACACTAAGGGTAAAGGTTCTGATGATGGTCGTTTCATCGGCACTAATGTGCTCAATGAGGCATTCCTGGAACGCTTCCCTGTGACGTTTGAGCAATCCTACCCTGCCCCTGCGACCGAGCAGAAGATTCTGGAAGGCATTGCTCTGGATCTTGGTGTGGAAGACCGTGACTTCTGCAAGCGTCTTGTTGATTGGGCAGACGTGATCCGTAAAACGTTCTATGATGGTGGTATTGAGGAAATCATCAGCACCCGCCGTCTGGTTCATATCATTCGTGCTTACAGTATTTTTAACGACAAGGCAAAGGCAATTCAGGTTTGCGTCAATCGTTTTGATGATGAGACCAAGCAATCTTTCTTGGAACTCTACGATAAAATTGATGTTAATTTTGAACTTCCCAAAGAAGGAAAACCTGAACTTGAATTGACTATTGAGGGAGGTAACGAAGTTTCTTTCTGATAATGCTTTTTACTGAAAAGTGTTATTCGTATAAATAATAATAGCACTTTTCAGTTCATTATGCCTTATTCAAAAGAACAAAAAATTGAATATAATAAAAAATACCGTCAAAAAATGACGGAAGAACAGAAAGAAGCAAAGCGTCTTGCTGACAGGGAATACTATCATAAAAATAAAGAAAAATGTAATGAACGCAATATGCGTTACTATCAAGAGAATAAGGAAAACTTGAAAGAAAAAAGAGTTCCATATTTTAATAATAGAAGAACACTTTTAAAGGAGGAAGCAAAAGAAAAACTTGGTGGTAAATGTGTATGGTGTGGGACAAATGAAAATCTTGAATTTGATCATATAGACCCAGAACAAAAACAATTTACAATAAGTGCTTTTCCTTGTTCTCTTGAACTATGGTGGAAGGAAGTTGAGAAATGCCGCCTCTTATGTAAAACTTGTCATAAAAAACATAGTGATGCTGAAATGTCGGCAAAACATCTTTATTGGATAAATCTTTCTTTTGATGAACGCCAAAACCTCATTCAACAGCAACTTGACCAAGACGCTCCGTTCTGATAGAATATGAGGAGGTAAATGTGCCTCCTCTTTTTGTCCTTTTACTATGAACAACAATGTCCGAAAACTTTGAGAGCACTTATAAAGATTCTATTCTTGGAGATACTATGATTTCTGGTGGAATTGGAACTGATACCATTTATTTTGGTGCTGCGCAACCTTCACAAGATTTTTGGTATGAGGATGGTTATAGTCTGACCGGGAATCCTCATGCTGCTCCTGATACTATTACTTTTAATTTGAACATGCCAGAAAATACAAACAAAAATGGTTTTTGGAAGTACGAAGAAGATAAAACTCTGAAAGAAGTTGAAGAGTATCTTGTCAGTACTTACAAATCTCACTACACTTCAGAGCAGTCTAAAACTCAAACACTCGATTTGATTGAGAGTATTGGTGATGCTGAACCATTTACTCGTTCAAATGCTATCAAATATCTTTCTCGCTTTGGTAAGAAGAATGGTAAATCTAAGCAAGACATTCTGAAAGCAATTCATTATTGCGTTCTTCTCTATCATTTTGCTGGACTTCACCAAAATAAGACTGACCGTTATAACTACTGATTATTATGAAACTCTCTGATAAAACCCTTTCTGTCCTAAAAAACTTTTCCTCTATTAACCAATCGATCCTTTTTAAGGAAGGTAATAAACTTCGCACAATTAGTGTGATGAAGAATATTCTTGCCGAAGCAACAATTACTGAAGAACTTCCTAAAGACTTTGGTATTTATGATTTGAATCAGTTTTTGAATGGTCTTGGTCTTCACAGAGCACCTGAACTTGATTTTGCTAATGATGGGTATGTAGTTATTCGTGAAGGTAAAATGCGTTCCAAATATTTCTTTGCGGATCCTAATGTAATCATCACCCCCCCTGAAAAGGACATTGTTCTCCCCAGCGAAGATGTGTGTTTTGAACTGAGCACTGAGCAACTGGACAAACTCCTGAAGGCAGCAGCGGTATATCAACTTCCTGATATCTCTGCCGTTGGTGAAGGTGGTGTTGTGAAACTGGTTGTTCGTGATAAGAAAAACGATACTTCTAATGACTTCGCAATCGTTGTTGGTGAAACCGACTCAGAATTCGTTTTCAACTTTAAGGTTGAGAATATTAAAGTTCTTCCTGGAACTTATGAGGTAGTTGTATCACAAAAACTTCTGTCACGATTTACAAGTAAAAATCATGACCTTTGCTACTATATTGCTTTGGAACCTGATAGTACTTTCGGATGAAAAACTGGGACGAACTATTTGGTAACCTACCTAATACTGAAAAGGATAAAGTTGCCCTTCTTCGAGTAATGGAGTGTGCGAATGGATGCATTCAATATGCATTCAGAGATGATAAACCATCCCAACTTTCTCTTGAAGACACAAGAAAGGCTATGAAGTTTAGTATGTCTTGCATGAAAACAATGACTATTCCTCTTAAGGAAGAAACTATTACTTTCGCACCTGAGACTGAAAAACTTTGTAGGGAAGTTAGAGAACTCTACATTAGTGGATTCAAAAATGGAAATGAAGAAGATTATCAAGAGTTTATAAATGCTTCTGGTGCTACTGTAAATGCTGTTGGTAAAGACAGACTTCTACAGGCAAAAAAAATACTGGCACAGAACACCACTGATATTCCACCTCAGACACTAGACTGGGGTATACACTATTTGATGCAGTTTTTGGAATGAACATCTTTGTTACATCACCATGGCCTGCCGAGAGTGCCGTTTGCCTACCTGATAAACACGTTGTTAAGATGCCTCTAGAGTGCTGTCAGATGCTCTCTATCGTTGCATCAGAGAAGTGGGGATACGGTTACGGCACTCTCCCTAAGGCAGATGGAACCCCCTACAAGACCGAGAAAGGAGCATTCCGCAATCACCCCTGCACCAAGTGGGCACTGGAGAGTATCCACAATGCCTATTGGTTAATCAAATGGGGATTGAACTTGTCTGATGAATACTGCCTGCGGTATAATAAAATTCACTCCTGCTACAAGACTCTTGTGGATGCATACTATTTGTTTCCAAAAGGTAAGATTACAGAAGTGACTCCATTTGCTCGTGCTATGCCTGAGGAATGGAAGTTTGACGACACTATTGATACATTTGAAGCATACAAACGATACATCGCATCCAAACCTTGGGTTGCTGATAACTATCTTCGTATGCCCGAAAGACGACCTGATTGGATTTGATTAAATTATGGAACTGACTGATAACAAA